AAAGCACAAGCCTTCTCCTCTTAGGTTCAATTGTCTTGCCCATATTGCAAGGCTCTGATTGTAGCCATCAAGGAAGGTAGCCATAGCCCTCTCAGTGAACTCTCTGTTCCCTTGGCTGAAGTAGTTGGCCCTTGGACTTGCAACCTTTGCCCAAAGGATCTGATAGCAAAGAAGATTTGCCCAAGCATCAACAAGAAACTCTTTCTGTTGGCAGATGAAGCTATCAAGTGAGCAGAGCAATTGAGCATCCATGTAGACACCTGATTGGCTATTGTCTTGAGTCCAAGTGTCACCAAAGCCATAACCTAATGGAGCAGTCACAGGGAAGATGCTCCACCCATTGCGCCATAGGTAGGTGAACCTCGTAGCACATTCAAGCTCCATTTGATTCCATCCCCAATCTACAAACATGCCTGTTGTTGTTTCCAAGTTGGTGCAATCAACAGCAGCCATTATATTAATCTTGTCAAAGTCTGAGTAAAACTCATTATTAACAGGCACATAGTTCATGCCTGGCGCAAGGTCATAAGTGCCTTGGTCAAGAATGCTTCCATCTTGAGTCTGATAAATGAACCAAGGACAATTTGTCACGGTTACACTTCCTGCATTATAGACAAGCAACTGCTTGATTCTTAGGCTTAAATACTTACTCCCCTGAATGCTTACGAATGCACCCTTTAGTATTGCCTCTTGAGGCACAGTCTGAATCTGTTGCCACTGCTGAACGAAGTTCTTGCTTGTCTGAAATAAGACCTGATCAAGCTGAGCTTCTGCTGATGTGAATAAGGCTAATTGAATGTCTCTCTTAATTCTTAAGTAAGACACAGCCTGAGCAGAGTTCCACATGCCGATGTAAGAGGCTTGCTCAGGTGTGGCTATCTTCTCCATGAGTTCGGAAGACATACCGGGATAATCATTGATATAGATTCCTGACAATGGTGCATCTGCTGTGCAACCTTGTAAGCCAATGTAATTCTGCAAGCAATTCATAGGTGCAAGTTAGTTATGTTTCTTGAGAAATAGCAGGTGTAGTAATGCGGAAAATCTTGTTGGTTAAAGCTACCCAAGCACCGAGTACTTGACCAAGAATGAACATAAGCACGCTGTCAGATGCACTTACTTTTCCTCCCTGATATAAGTACCCAGTGCCTAAGAGCATGCCTACTAAGACAACAGATGTGCAAGTGTAGGCATAGACTTGCATCCTCTTGGAGTATAGGTGTGAGTTCAAATGCCCGGGAACAGACCTTTGATTAGGCCTCCCACGAATTTGCCTCTTCGCTCCGCTTTGTCTGCTTTTTGTGACTTGGCTTGGTTGCATGAGTCCAAATATAAGACAGTCTTAGCCAATGCTTGATTCTGCTTGTGAACAGTGTCCACTCTCTGATTAATTATTGCCAAGTCAATGCCTGAATTGATGCAACTCTTCGCCAAGTATTGAACATCATTGCTAATTTTCGACTCAACATCATAAGCATGATAACGGTCATAGGCCATGTAGATCATAAAAAAGGCAAAGAGCCAAATAGTTTCAATCTTCTTCATTTCAATAATTTTTTTAGTTCAATAAATATTTTTCGATAGCCTGTAATCTTAATAGGTTCACCATCCTGATAGATAGTCACATGCTTGCTAAGTTTCTGGTGTAAATCCCAAATGACATTCCCAAATCTAAGCACAAGAAGCCAAAGCCATCCATGATTATACATGTACTTCTCAAGGTCGGAGAAGTTGCTTGTGTTTAAGTCAGCAATCTTGGTGAGCATTATTGCCCCATAGGCTGGTAAATCAAATCCGAACTTAACCAGCTCCTCTCTTAATTCAGTTGTCATTTATTAGTATGTCCAAATAACATTGGCAGGCTTCGTGGGATCACAATCAGCATGAATAAAGCCACTTGAAACCCCTATCCTATTTATACCGGATTTGAGAAGAGCATTAATTATAAGCCATCTCTTAGCCCCATCCTTACAAGCAATGTCTGCTGCCCATCCTTGTGTGTGACTGCTTGAATCAACACCTCCAACTTTGGCATTATGAGCAACTGTCCTATATCCTGAGTTGATTTCAAAAGGAATATTGGCAATTGACCGAGCATTGTCAAGCCTTTGCAGAAACTCAGGCTTCATCTTAGCCCCTGAGCCTGGAGCATCAGGAGAGTCAAACTCTGAAAGTGTAAAGTGCTTTAATTGCATTGTGTAAAGTTATCAATTCCTTTTGAATTTCTTGGCAGCACTTTTAACAGACTTCTTGCCAACACAGCCCCAAGCTTGTCTGCTTAGGTCATTAGCACAAGGTGGCTTTGCACACTTTTTAATTCCTGCTGATCTCGCACAATAGCTGTCACCCTTGGCTGTGCCAGGAGCAATGGAGTACCCTTTAGCCCCGAACTTGACAGTCTTACCATTGACCTTCGCTTTGAACTTCTTTTCTGCCATTATCTTCCTTGTCCAATGTATTTTTTGGCTTTGTTCCCTTTAGGCTTTTTGGCCTTTGAATGCTTGCCTTCTCGCCTCTTGCCAAATGTTATTTTAATAGGCGAATTACCAGCACTTTTTGCTTTTTTCATACCCAAATATCAGATTTTTTGCCTTATTATTGCAAACTGGTTTATGAAGTGTCGATTAACTTTACGGATAGAGAAATCAAATTTCTCAAGGTATTAGCATCAGGTAGACATTATCTTAAAGACATTGTCAAACCTAACAGACAATCTGTTTCACGATGGGGCAACACTCAAGAACAAGCTGACATGCTTGGTGTCATGGGTGAGTATGCTGTAGCTAAATACCTTGGATTGCCCTTTGATACAAGCATAAACCTTCAAGGTGATGGAGGAGAGACTGACATTTACTTAGGCAAGCTAAATGTGCAAGTCAAGTCCACAAAGTATAAGACTGGCAGGCTTGTCTTTAACAATAAGAATGAAATGGCTGCTGACTTATTTGTCTTGTGCTACTGCTCCGAGCCTGACTTATTAGTGCAGATATTAGGCTATATCAACAAGGAATTGATTGACTCAGTTTCTGAAGTTAAAGACCTTGGGCATGGTCTTAGAATTATAGTAGAGCAGAAGCATCTGCTTCCAATCTCAGAATTGCTTAACTATGATAAGTCACTATGAGGCTTCTCGCTGTGCTTACATTGTGCATTCTGCTTAGCAGTTGCTACAAGAGATTCAAGTATAATGCAACTATTGGAAGGTGGGAAACTCATATAGGAAGAGGCAGGCCATTTAGGAGTAAGAAGTACCCGACTAAGGCAAAACATGTGCCTGTGCCTTTTTATAATAACCTAAAGCTTGATTAATTACTTGACTCCTGTTCTGCCAGCTTCCTTGGCTGAGTCATATTGCTCTTGAGATACAGGCCATAGTTGATGCCTGCAATTATAGCCTCCTCTATAAATAAAGATTGTGTTGGCATTAGTGCCTGCCATCCTTCCTTGCCATCCTTTTAGATTAGCCCATTGCTTAACCTGGTCGGTTGTGAAGAATCTGCCAGTCCTTGCCGAGCAGAAAGGCCTTGTGTCCTCTATGATTGTGCCTGCATAGAGATAATACTCAACACCTAAGTCCTCGCTTACTGTCTGAATGTATTCTGCATTGAAGGCCATTACAGAGTCGTTTGTTGTCTGCTTGATGTATCTATTCAAAAAAGGCAATTCATCCGGTGTGCCTTCAATAAACTGCCTTAACGTCTTATTAAGTTCAGCCCTATTGCTTACTCCGGCTATGTTGCTCTTTAGCACTTCCTGAATCGCATTGCTGAAGTTATTTCTGATTCCACCACCTATAAGAGCATCCTTAGTAAGTTCAATATTGGTCTCAAGAATGGCTTTATAAAGTTCAGTTTTCGGGGAAAAGTCATCAAGGATTAAACTTAAATATTCATTTGAAGCCTCAGCAAGTGCCTTGTAGCCATTGATGACAGCCACAACCTCAGTCTGATAGGCTGAATTGTTTACAATGGTGTCAGCAATGTCCTTCTTTAGCTTCACCATCT